AGAGACGTACTATCCCAAGAGAAAAGATTGGGAGGAATGCTTAGAGTATAATGTTTGGTACAAAGTTAAATTATGATACATTATTGTTTCTTGATGGCCAAGAGGTTTCTGGCATCAATTCTGTAGATATTTCTTACAGTAATTCGACAAATGTTGTCAACCCGCTTGGTTATAAAGAGGGTCTAACAACTGTTGCGGGGAATGTTGATCAAACCTTTTCTTTTACTAGAGATTTGATTTCTAATTCTATTTTAGGGTCTGGTATAGGTGGTCGCCCAGCCTACACTGGTGATACTAATTTATCGGGCAGTATTCACTACGAGGATAACTCATATGGATTCCAAAGTGGATATTTGAACAATTGGTCCGTAAGCTGTGCAGTGGGCGCTCCTGTCAAAGAGACGGCTACTTTTGCTGTTTATGATGAAATGAAAACTGGTGTCAGTGCATCAGGAAGTGTTGCATCTCCATCTATATTTATTCCATCTCAAGGTAGCATAACTGCAACTTGTGATAACAGTTCTACTAATAGAGTTATTGGTTTTGATTATAGCGTAAGCCCAAGAAGAAAGCCTTACTATAGCATAGGCCAGAAAGGTCCAGTAGAAGTTAAATATTTAAACCCTTTACAAGTCAATGCCACAATACAAATAGAAGTTGATGATGCTTTTATGGAGAGTGGTAGAGCATTTTTAGAGACTGGCAAAAGCAGCAGAAGTGTCAGCTTAACTATTGGAGGAAGAGATGGTGTATCTACCTTACTTAATACATCAATACCAAATGCTTGTTTGGTAAGTGAATCTTTAAATGCCTCTTCTGATGGTTCTCTTAGATTAACTTTAAACTATATGGGTCATTCATCATGAGCGAAAGTTTATTTTATAATAGGAATCGTAACTTTTCTGGTGCTGATGGTACAGCTTTAGAAGCTTCGGGACATCTAGAGGACTATGGTTTAACTCCTAACTATGGATCTAGTGTAAGTTTTAAATCTTCTTCTAACTCTTATACTACAGATGATTTTTATTATGAGTTAGTACCTCTATCCGCAAACAGCTTAACGGCTGAATTTAACGTTCAATATTCTGTACATGAACATAATGCTAGCGGCCTAGCAAACTTTTTTGAAAGCAAGTCTGGCTTTACTGCATTCGAATTTAACGCCGACAATTCAGGCATCTACAAAAACTTGTCTGGATTCTGCGAGCAGTATTCTATACAAGTAAACAATAATCAAAACTTTACTTTCAATGCAAAAGTTGCTGTTGATACTGCGCCTAATTTATTTAATTGGTCTGGTAATAATTTTACTAATTTAGAATTTCAGGGGTGGGTTCCTTCAAATGCATATAAAAAATATGATGTTGTTCATTCTGGTATAAATAATAATAATTTAAATAATTTTTATTACTGCACGGGAGACCATACTAGTTCCGCGGCGAATTCTCCAGCAGGAGCCTCTACAATGTGGACACAAAAGTTTTTCTTTGAACCAGATCAAACTCAGCAGTTTAATGTTGGTATAAAATCAGATAAGACAAGCTTTAAAAATTCTTTTGTCCAAAGATTAGGTGGTAAGAAAAATACTCAAAACATAGCAAAGTTTGATACATCCTATAGCTATACAAACATTACTGATCTTCAGTTGAAATCAATGCTGCATTTCTTAGAAAATAAAGGCGGCTACAGAAGATTTGAACATGATATTCCAAGTGTTTATAATAGACCTAAAGTTTATTATTCTCCATCATGGAATCATACTTGGGTTTATGCTAATTCTAATAATTTAACTGTAACTCTAGTAGAAGACCCACTGGGTATAATACCAACAGGATCATAAAATGCCTAGAAATATCATAAAAAGTAACAATGCAATCGTGGCTGTATCAACTGGTACAGAGGCTTTCAGCACTGATACAGAAGATATGAATTTGTTTAATGCTGTTCAGAACACAAGTTTTGCAATAGCTATAGAACATCAACCCTCTAAGCAAATTGGTACTCAGGATTTTAGTTTGAATGATGTTTTTATTCAGCCTGACGTAGAATTAACTTTCTCTTATTATCCAGAACCAAAACTAGAAAACGAGGTTCATGGCAACTTTATAAAAACAGTTGATAGTTACAACAACTCAATACAGGCTTTTTCTGGCACTTTAGAAAATAACACAAATTTTTATTTATTAAATAATCCAGACCAAGAGCTTGATACTTTAAATTTAATTAATTTAAAAGGAGCTGGTAGTACAACTAATTATACTGTAACAGTACAAAGTGTTGGAGGAGGTAATAGGTATTTTATTGATGGAGTTCAACAGCCAACTTTGGAACTAACCGAAGGGAATACATACGTATTTGATTGGTCAGCTGCCACAAGTCACCCAGTCAGATTTTCAACAACAAGCGATGGTACACATGGAGGAGGTTCAGAATATACAGTCGGAGTTACAAAAGACGACGGCAATCATAAAACTACCATAGTGGTAGCTGATGGCGCACCAACTCTTTACTATTATTGTCAATACCATGCTGGAATGGGAGGTCAAGCTAATACGCCAAGCGCAGCGAACAATCTAAATAATTTTGAAAGTGCGGCTTTTGGAAATTGTTTTTTAAACTCTTATGGTCTTACTTATGGAGTTGATTCTTTACCCACTGTAACAACAAGTTATATTTGTTCTAATATGAAGTTTGAAGGACTTACTGGAACCAGTATGACTTCTCCTGCAATAAATCTAGAAAGCGGAAATGCTAACAATGTGGGCAGAGCAAGATTTATGTTTATAACTGGAACAAAAAATCCTGTTTTAGTTAATCCAAAAAATTCTGACAGTACTATAACCTTACAAAATCTACAGGCAGGTGGACAAAATCTTTCTGGAATTCATTTCGTTCAATCTCTAGATTTATCTGTTGCCTTACAAAGAACATCTTCTTATGGGTTAGGAAGTGATTATGCTTATAACCGAAAGGCTCAAATGCCAGCCCAGGGAACATTTAATGTTAGTTCATTAGTTTCTGGATATGATGATGGAACAATATCTGGTATCTTAGCTAACGAAACAGATTATACTTTTGATTTGGTTTTAGATGGATCTGGTAAAGATATATCTTACAGCATTGATGGGGCAAAGCTTGAAAGCTTTAATTACTCTTTACCCGTAAATGGCATTATGACTTTCAATGCTTCATTTACTTTTGAGGTTACTGAGAAGAGAGGTTTAAGATTAAGTGGAACTTACTATACTTAATCAAAATCTATTTTTACATTTTTACTCTCATAACCTTTTTCCCTAATTTCTTTAGGGTGTTTAGCTCCATTACGAGTTTTAGAATAATTCTTATAGTATTGTTTTTTTACAGGGTCAACACCACCGCTTGCATTAGCTCTTTTTTCACTAAGCTCTTTTGAAAAATCCATCATATCTCCCATTGTGCCTTTTTTGCTTGCTGTTGCATCAACAAACTGTCTACCATTGAATGGATCTACATCGCTATCGATAGATGCGTTGGGAGCGAGAAAAACCCGCTCCCACGCTAAACCATCTTGTTCGTATACATGTTCATCATTCATGCCTTGAAGGACTTCAATGTATTCTTCTTTTTCGGGGTGTTTATATACGTAAATTGGCATTAAGTAATTTTAATTTCTTTACCTCCATTTACACCTTTTTTGGGAAGTGTTAATTTTAGAAGTCCATGACTGTATTCTGCCACAATATGTTCTAAAGATATTTTGTTGTATAAAGCAACAGTCTTTCTCTTAGAATCTTTTTTGTTTTTAGCTTCAACAGTAAGTATTTCGTCAGTAGCGGTTATTTTAATTTGGCTTTTTGAAAAACCAGCAAATGAAAATTCAACCTCGTAAGCATCTTTATCATCTGTTGGTGTTACTTGGGATTGTATATCGTTTAATATATTAAATAATGTATTCATAATACCTTATATATATAACATTATTTGTGCCAATGTTTTAATCCTTAAAAACAAGGGATAAAATAGAATCAACAGTCTTAGAGTAAGTCATATTGTCTCCAAGTTTGACACCCTCCGTGTTAATCTGTCCCACCTTTTCTTCAGCTTCTTCCATTGCCCAAACTGCCTCTTCCTCAGTCCAAGTATAGAATGTTCCCTGATTAAATGGTTGCTGTTCGTTAAAAAACATTCCATCAGAAACAGGCATATCACCAGATGGGTTAATCAAAATACTATTTTCATTTGTGGCCCAATCTTTATGAGAAGTACAATTTAAAACTATACTCCACTTTCCCAAACAAGTTGCATTGAAAGCTGGTAAATTCCAACCCTCTCCCCCTGATAATCCAGTAAGGTCAATATCTACGGAGTTTAGAAACTCATTTACTTCGCTGTTCTTTTGAAGCACAGGAAGAAAGTTTATATTGCTATAATGCTCTCCCCCAAGAGTATTATTAATTAAGCCCTGCATTTGATCTGGCTTAAAAAATGGATTTGTAACACAGCAAGTTAATAGATATTTACTGTTGTTGCCATACTTTTTTAACCAAGTCTGTATTATCTTTTGAGTGTGTTTTCTGTTTTCGAACTTACCCATAAGTCCAAAATGAGTGACACCCTCCATATAAGTTTTTCCAGTTGTTTTAAAATCCTCATCTAAACCCAAAGGAAGAAAACTTGTATTGTTACAATCGACTCTTTTGAAGTTATCTATAGCGTCATTTGAACTAAAGAAAACATGGTCTTGTACATTACATATTGCAGACTCTATTGGGGTAGGCTGATTGCACTCATAAAAAGTAAAAAGGTACTGTTTTCTAGTTTTCCTATTTTCACTACCATTTAAGTGCCAAAGCTTAAAGCTAGGAATGTCTT